TCAGCCTTGCGGGCCTCTGCAACGGCCTTGATGAGTGCTGGACGTGCCAGTGTGGCGTCAAGCCCAAGCCGGGTAGCCTCAGCCGCCAGAACGTCATTGGTCCACTTTGCCGGGTTGCCGGTGAGGACTGCTTCGGTAGCCTCTGGCGCTGCCGGAACTTCTGTGGTGAATCCATGGGAGGCCAGATCTGCGGCGGCCTCGGGCGGCACATCGCAAGCGCCATCCGCATCAGCCTCGTAGCTCACGCCGTTCCAACTGCAACCCGTCGCACCCTTGCAATAAACCTTCACAGCGTTGCCTCCTTGGGCATAACCGGAATGGAGAGAACCGGGCGACTGGCGCGCACAAGAAGATGGATTTCCATGAAGATTTCTTCCGCTCTCTTTTTGGCGGCGGCAAAATCCTGAATCCCGCCGTACATGTCATTGCTCGACCCGCTCATGGTTGCTCCTGTTGTTTGGGGCAGAGCCTAGACCCTGCCCCTTGGTTGGTTTTGTGCCGCGGCTTAGGCGTTGGCGATGTTGTAGAGCTTCATCAGCGAGAACGGGGCGAAGTGCTGGAGAACTTCGTCGGCATAGACGCCGTACTCGAACTTGCGGCTCTTGAAGGGCCATTGCAGGGAGTAATACTCCTTGCGCGTCTTCACCTGGGCCACATTGCCGACGCCATTCAGGGGGTACGGAATCTCCCGGCAGTACCCGAGGATGGTGCCCTTGGGCATGTTGGGATGGACGCGAACCCGAATCAGGGTGTTGGTGATGGGGTTGAGGTACGAGCCGATGGTTCCGCCGGCAACCAGCCCGGTTTCGCCGCCCTTGCCGTCCATGACGAAACGGAAGAGAGGAGCGCCGCCGTTGCCGATGCAGAGCTTGTTGATGGTGCGGATTCCGGCGCTCGAAACCAGCATGTCGGAAGGTCCGATGCGGCTGGTGTCGAACATGTTCTGAAGCAGGTTGTTGATTTCGGTGACGCCGCCCGCGCCGTCCGAGGTCAAGCCGGTGCCAGTTCCGGGAGTGCCGGTGGCGAGGGCCTGGGTGATAGCGCCCTGAGCGGCCATGGCGAAGCTCATGTAGCCGTTGAAGTTGTAGACCGCGTCCTTGGAATAGTCGGCGTCGGTCAGAGCGGAGGCAAGCTGCTGCGTTCCCAACAGAGGAGCGGAGACGGCCAGCGAGTTGATGTTGGTGATGAACTCCAGATGCTCAGCACCGGCCGCGCCGATGTACCAGGCGTAAGCTACCGCGCCTTCGACCGCAGCAACGGAGCAGTTGAGAACCTGACCGAGGGTGATGGCCTGGGTTGCGTTGGCCGACTTCTGAGCCGCGCCGCCGTTGATGGTGTCGCTGGAGGCGTCAGTGTTCGTCTTGACGATCTGGCCGATAACGCCATTCGCCACGCTGGAGCGGCTTGCGCCCTGCTGGGTCAATGCAACTGCAATGACCGAGTAGGTAAGCGCCGGCAGAGTGGCGCCAGAGCCGGAAGCCGACAGCGTCGGGGTGGGCGTGATGCCCAGCGAGTTGCTGGCGTTGCCACCGAGCAGCATCCCCTCTTCCTGAATCATCAGGGAGCGGAGCAAGCCGAGGGTAGCGCGTGCCTTGGGATCGTCGAAGTCCTGAGCGGCGTAATCGGCTTCGAAGCTCACGTAGTCTTCCAAGCCCAGGCCGACATACGCGGCGGTATAGCTGGCCGTGCTGGTGGCCACGGTCGCGCCGCGGTTAGACTCGGAAACGCCGGGGTGGGTGTTGCCGGTGTTGATGCCGGTGATTGCCTTCCAACGGGTCGCCGTGTCGCCACCGCCGCCCACGCGGGGCGTGTCGTTGCGCAGCATGGTCATGGCAGCCACGAACGGATACAGGGCCAGGGCGGGCGCTTGCAGGTCGTAGCCTACAAGGCCGGTGGCCTGTGTAAACGCCTTGGAAACCACGTCGGTTCCGTTTTCACTCAGGGCCTTTTTTACGAGGTCCAGCGTCTCTTGCATACTCATTTTTGTAGCCTCCTCGGCTGGTTTCCCTCGCTGGTTAGGCGCGGGGGTGAATGGTGGGGCCGGACGCGAAAACTTTCTTGATTACGTCCATGGGGTCAGTGGGCTCGGCCTCCACACCCGCCGCTTTGGCAACATCCCCCTCTTTGCCCTTTTCGGGCATGACGAGGAATCCTTTGGCTTTCATGTTCTTGACGATGAGGTCCAGCGCGGCTTCGTGCTGTGTGGCCTCGGTCTGCAACTTCGTCACCGTGTCCTTGAGGGCGTCACGTTCGGCGCTGATCTTGGTCACGCTGTCTTCCAGGCCCGCAACCTTGGCGACGGTATCCTCACCCTCAACCGCGCCGTCGGCTTTGTCGGAGTCGTCATAGCCGCTGTCCTTCATGCAGTCAGCGGCCTTCTGGATGTGGTCATGGGCTTGAGCCAGCTTCGCCTTGGTGGCCGCGCTGAACTTCGCTCCCTTCTTTTCAACCGCATCTTCGCCGGGCTTGGTGTCGGCCAGGGCGACGATCTCAACAACCGGGGCAGGATCGGGCGGCGCCAGCGATGCCAGAAGTTCGCTCGTCTCCTCTTCGGTCATGGCCTTCAGGATCTCCGCACCCGATGCCAGCCAGGCGCGCATCTGAGCCGGGAGAGGCGAATCATCGCCTTCGTACTGCGCTTCGTAGCTGGCGTCCTGAGCCTGATAACCCAGAGAGGCCAGCAACTCGGCAAACCGGGAGACGCCGTAAAGGCCCTTTTTCACCGTGTCGCCGGTGGGCGTTTCAACCTTGACCGCCGTATCGGTGGCCGCTTCAACCGGGGCATCAGCCGCGGCGGTAGTCACTTCCGTTTCAACTTCCACGTCGTCTCCTTCATCGCCGTCCAGCTTGACAACCTCTGTCACATCGCAGTCGGGGTTCGCGCCAACGTCCACGAGCGAAACCTCGCGCAAGTTCAACTTGTGAATGATTTTGCGGTCGTTGGTATCGCGCCCGCCGGGAGGCACATTGCCCTGAATCGAGAACATCTTCAGCACGCCGGTATCAACCTTGAGGACCGTGACCGGGTCAACGACATGCGCGGTAATGTGCGTAACGTCGTCATCGTCCACGTACATCTCTGTGGTCACGCCGGCGGCGATTGGCTGGTGCATCTCACGAACGGCCCGCCGCTTCGCCATATAGTCAGGAATGGCCCCGCGCAGACAGTCGCCAGTGAAGCTCTCGCCGTCAGAGTCCTTCGTCGGAGTGCTGGCGATGCCGGAAACCATGCGGGTTCCGTCGCCCACATCCTCAACTTTGGTGATCTGACCGAGCATCCGAGCTTTCGCCATGTGTCCTCTTTTTGCCTCAGCTTGTGGCTAAACAGACACAGTATAGAGCGGAAAAGGGCAGAGAAAACCCCGCCAGATTCAGCGGGGTAAATAAAAAGCAGGTTTCAGGAGACTCGCGTGTGGCGATTATATGAGCCGGTGAGGATCAGAAACCGCCCTCGGACAGCGCGAAATACGAATCAGGCCAGAGCAACGCTTTTCAGCGTCCCGCCGTCGTTGTAGTACAGCTTGACCGTCCCGTCGCCGGTGTTCTTCCAGATTTCGGAAGTGCCGGGCGGGATGTTGGAGGCGGTCGGTGCGCCGGATGCGCTCTTGCAGGTTTGCAGTTCCAGGCCCGCGGCTTGGGCGGTGGCTAGAAACTGCGACGGGATGGTGTAGAGGCCCGCAGTGCCCCTGTAGGTGACTCCATCGATCTGCACAGCGCCATTGAGCGGGCCGATCATGGTTACTGTTGCGACTGCCATGGTGATCCTCCTTGGGTTACGTGGTTGTTGAGGTTCCGGGGTTTTCCGCCAGAATGGCGCGGAGCGTTGGGCCTTGCGCGCCCGGTATCTCGCTGTCAGGGCTTTGGAGGACCACGGCCAGAGCGGCGGTGAGGCGGGCGTAGTGAGAGTAAACAGCCTTGCAAACCGAGTGCCCGTTCTGGTCGCACATGTGGTACGCGCACGTGCTGTCACTGTCTAAACGCATCATTCCTCCTCTGTTGCAGCGTCGATGTCCGCTTGACTCATTACCTCGGCGGTTTCCGTGCACCGATCGTTCGGGTGTATTCCCTCGCCGGGGAAGTCCTCACCGTCAAAGCACTCATCGAGCCCCACGACGGTATCGGCAAGCGCAGAGCACTCCTCGCAGCAGTTCGCGTCCGCAATCCACCGCCGGCCTTTCACTACGCCGCTGGCCGTCCAGCCCTCAATGTTGCCCACGCGGTCTGCGATGTTGACCTCGGTGCGGGCAATCATCTCCACCCGGTAGTCACTGAAGCCGGAATAGTCCTGAATCGATTCGGCCAGTTCGGCGCTGGTGACGCCCGTCTTGAGCGCCGCCTGGACCAACTCATTCAGCCCGGATCGGGTGGTTTCGTTGATCTGTGTCACCAGATCGGCGGCGTGATCGGCTGCCCACGCTATGGCCTTTGGGTTGGCCTGGTCGAGCATCCCGTCAAGCGCGGTGTCGAACTCTTCCCCGGTTGGGCTGCTGAAAAGGTAAGCGACCTGATCCAGGCCTTCGGTGACGCCGTCTTGAGCCATGACCTCAAGAACATCCTGAATGTCGGCTTCCAACTTCGCTATCGCCGCCATGTTGATGACGTTCTTGAATGGGTCGCTGTTGGTGGCCTTGGCGACTTTGCCCAGCGCGTCCTTGCCGATAGCGAGGGCTTTCTTGCGCTGAGCATCAAACGTCTTCCGCATGATGCCGGTGATTGCCTTGCGGGACTTGACTACGGCTGGCCGGTCACGGTCAATGAGCGTCAGGGTATCCGAACGCTTTTTTTTTTGAACCTTGCCGGTTTCCTCAGCAGGGGCTTTGCCTTTGGGCGGCTTCGTGGCGGGTGCCTTGGCTCCAGGTTTTGCCGGGGGTGGCTGGGAGGCCGACTCGTCAACCGCCCCCGGTTTGCCGCCGGGCTGGTTTGCTCCCGGCAACATCATTGGCGGGGGTGGAGGCGGCGCAAGCTCGTCTTTCTGCTCGTCCGTCATCGGGTCCATCCCGTAGCCTTTATCGCGCACTTCGTCAGGCGTCATCCACGGCTTGGAACCGCCGCCCCCGAGTGCGATCTGGTAGACCTGCGCTTTGACCAGCGGGTCTGTAATCTCCTCATCCTGCCAGCCGAACTGAAGGTCGGGCGCGTTGTAGCAGCGCCGAATGAGCGCGTCCATGAGGCTCTTAAACCAAAGCTTGCGCGGCTCGATGCCTTCCTCTTGCGCGCTCTCCTTGGCGGTCTGAGCCGTCGCCCGGTTCTGTTGCTTCACGAGCGCCTGGGGCGACACAGAGAAGCACCAGCAGATGATGCGCGCCAGCCACTCATCGATAGCGCCGGTCAGGTCAGGCTCTTTGGTGCTCTGGTACTTCGTGCCGCTCGGAACCCACTTCCCATGCCGACGGGTGGCCGTCTGGCCGGTCATGACGATGTCCCATGACGCCTGGAAGTCGAGCACCTGGTCGGGGTTCATTCCCGGCGGCGCTTCGAGCAGTGCATCGGGAATCGTGCCGTCGGTGTAGAACTCCGTCTGGTGGAGCATCCGACGCAAGCTGAGGTTGATGATGTTGATGCACTGCTCAACCGGCCCCATGCCGTAGATGCGGTTCGGGCGGGGGTTGTAAGGCCTCACGATCATCTCGTCAAGGGTGTACTGAGGTCCGGCCATGCCCTTGAGGTAACGCTGATAGGCCGGGAGCGGTGGGAACGGAACGTCACCGTCAACCCACGTAATCGGCTTGACCGTCTCGCCCGCAATCGGCGTCGGCAGAAAGATGCCCTTGTTTGTGGGCTTGAGGTAGATGGCCGGGTGATCTAGGACGTAATGGTCCTCCAGAATCATGCGCTCCCAGGTCTGGAAGTCGCGAACCCCGTCCGGCTCGGCCAGCAGGTCCATGACACGCTTTGCCTTGTCGCCGCCGTCCTTGCCGTCACGCCCGACGATCTGCCACTTCTGGCCGGCCATCTTGTCTTTGCAGGTCTCAATAGCAAGCCGTATGAGGTCAAGGCCGCCCAGCGTCGGGTCTGCCATGCGCCGCAAGGTATAGAAGTCAATGAAGTTCTCATTGGTCTCGGAGCGCGGCTTGGGGTTGTAGTTGGTCGAGAACGGGTAATCGAAGCGCCTGTTCTTGACCTCTTCAGGCGCTTGCGAGACCATCGGTTCGCCGGGTCCGAACCACGAATTTACCTGACTGCGCGGCTGGCCGGTGGCCTGTGCCAGCATGTCAAGCTCGATGGGCAGCAGTTTGCCGCCGCCCTTGGTGCCACGATCTACAGCGGGAGCAGTCTTACTCGCCATTGGCCGTACCTTCGCTTGCGGGTGGTAGGAATGTGCGGGCTAACCGCTCCCACGCTTG